AAGAATAATGAGAAAATTTAACACAACCTACCCTAGCGTGTTCAATCACAAACCAACTCCATCAAATATTGCCGAAACAGAATCGCTTATGCCAGCAAATGTTATGGGTTCGGGTGGGCCTGGTGCTGGAGTTCAGACATATAGTCCATTAATTGATTTTGATAGAGGAAATAAAAAATTTAATCCTATGTCAGCTTTACACAAAAAGAAAAAGCTAAGAGACATTGTTGGTCTTAAAGCTGCTTTTAAAAGAGAACGTAGAGCAGAAACAAGGAAAGACCAAAACTAATGGACGAAAAATCTTTTAATAATTTAGAAACAAAACAGTCTAAACTAGAAGATGCAATTTCAAAATTAACAGATATCTCGGCTGATCTTAATAAAATGATCGCAGTTCATGAACTTCGTTTGACTCATCAAGAGAAAATCACAGATAGTCTAGAAATCATTCTTGAAAAAAGAAGAGACGAATTTGACGAACGAGAAGAAAAAATTTATGAAACGATTGAAAGAGAAGACAAAAGAATAAGCGAAAAAATAGATCAATCTTTTGAAAAACTTTCTAAAAAAATAACAGATCTAGAAAAAATGATGTGGGTATATGGTGGTGGGTTTGCTCTTGCTGCTTTTATTATAGCCAATTGGGGCGATGTAGCGAAACTTCTCCTAAAAAATTAACTTTGCCTTTTTATAAAATACCAGTATAATCATATGTGAGGTTTCGAAAACGTATTATCTTTACATTTATCTCCATGCCAACGGTAATAGTTACCTTTAGATATAATCTTACCGCAATGTTCGCATGTCATTTGAACATGCATGTGGTCAGCAGCATTTTTATTGCCATAATTATGGTTCTTAGAACCTAGTTTAGATGCTCTGATTTTATTGTTTCTTTCTTCGGTTATAATTGGTTTCTGGCCGGGTTTAAAAGATCCTCTATTAGATCTGAGTTTTGTCATAGGATTATCTCTTTTAAGTCTTTCTGAATTTGTTTTACGTATGCTTTCTGATGGTATGTATCCTCCTTCAGTAAGATTGTATCCATGTTTTCCAAAAGACTGATATTCTTTTATCATAGATATTTCTTTAGATATAGCCATTTGTTTGTCGTTACATTCGAATAACACAGAGAATACAAAGTTCTCCTCTCCGTGTTTTCTTAGAGCTTTATATAATGGTCGTTCTATAGTATTTTTATTATTGATATGAGACTTCCATCTTCGAAGAAGATTATCAGTTAAACCTACATAGGTTTTGTTGTTAATCGTATTCTTTATGAGGTAAACGTAATACATGAGATGTTGTCCTATATGTGGTGATATACTATATATAGTAATGGAGCGAAAATGAGTTGGTTGGATCAAAAATATATTGGAATTTTGTCTCCGAGACTAAGAAATTTTAAAAGAAAAAACGCGAATCTTTATAATATGTCGTGCCCTCTTTGTGGAGACTCGGAGTCTAATTCTAAAAAAGCTAGAGGATATATTATATCCGATAAAGGAAAATCTAGATATTACTGCCACAATTGTGGAGCAACAATGGGAATTCCGAACTTTATTAAGATGTTAGATGTCAACCTATATAATGAGTATCAGTTAGAGAAATTGGCTGATAGAAAAACTCCAGAACAAAATGAGTTCGAGGCTTTCGTCGATAAAATGCGTAAGCCTGTATTTATGACCTCTGGGCCTTTGAAAGGATTAAAGAAAGTATCTCAGCTTTCGCCCGATAGTCCTATCAAAAAGTTTGTTGTTGAAAGAAAGATTCCTAATGTATATCATGCCAAGCTATTCGCATGTCCTAATTTTATGCGCTTTACTAATAATTTGGTTCCCAACAAGTTTTCAGCTGAGTCTTTGGCTCATGATGAGACAAGGTTGCTTATCCCTTTTCTTGACAGTAATAAAAGTGTTCATGCCTACCAAGGGAGAACCTTGGGGTCTTCAGGACTTAAATATATTACAATTGTTCTTAATCAATCAGTACCTAAACTTTATGGGTTGGACACTGTTGATCGTAACAAAATTATACCTGTCGTTGAGGGTCCGATTGACAGTATGTTCGTTCCTAACAGTATTGCTACTGCTGGAGGTGATCTCGTTAGCGCAGTCCAAACCTTTGATAAATCTAAACTTACCATCGTATACGACAATGAGCCAAGATCTCGAGAGACTGTAAAAAAACTTGACAAAGCCATACTTAATGGGTATAATGTGGTGATATGGCCCGAATCTATGGAACATAAAGATATTAATGATATGGTTCTAGCAGGACTGTCTCCGGAATTTATTGCGCATATTATTAAAACTAACACCTACCGAGATTTGGCAGCAAAGCTGGCACTACAGAAATGGAGTAAAGTATGAAAGTTCGTAAGAAACCAGTAGAAGTTGAAGCAATGCGCCTTCTTGATTCTAATGCACCTATTGTTGCAGAATGGTGTGGTGGATTGCTCCTAAAAAGAGATGATAATGCTGAACCTTCTATACAGATTATGACTCTGGAAGGCGTTATGACTGCACGACTACGAGATTATATTATTAAAGGTGTTCATGGTGAGTTCTACCCATGCGCTCCTGCTATCTTTGATAAGACCTATGAGGTTATTGTACCATGACAAAATATCTTGTCGATGTAAAAGTTGCTGGATGGAAGACGTATCTTATTGATGTTCCAGAAGGCGAAGACTTGTATGATAGCATTTATGAACAGTTAGAGTCAGATTTACTCGATCCAATTATTGATGACACTTATGACGAATTGATGGGTGATCCAAAGGAATATAAGAAATGACCGATGAAGAAACAAATAAGCTAAAGAAGATTCTTTTTGTCTTAACTCTTATTAAAAATAAAGAATCTGATGAACGCAAGCTTGCATACTCAGAAGCAATTGAAGAAGCAATTGAAGAAGCAATTGAACATGCAAAAGAACTTTTGGGAATAAAAGTTAAATTGTGAGACAATTAATGAGCGAAGAACAGTTTGTCAAATGTTATGTTGTTTTTGGCTGTGTATTTCTGATCTTAATAGTGATGGATATGTTTGGATTATGGGGGAACAGTGATGAATGACATTCATCAGCAGCAATTGAAGCAAGTAAGAGAAAGCGTATATGAGGAAAATCTGCGGCTTCGTGCCGAACTCGCCGCAGCCAATGAGTTTAAGAAGCATTACACTGATTTGATTTCAGTCAATGCTGAACTAATGGGAGCACCTAATGACGGATCGATTACAGACTCAGTAGTTCAAATAGAGAAACTTGTAAAGAAACTTCGTGCCGACCTCGATGCCGCTAATGAGGAAGTCGAAAAATTACGGGAACGCCTTGGTCCACATGGACTAGTCGTCGTAGACATAGACAAGACGGGGCATTACGTGTCTGAGAAAGTTGCCGACGAAATCACCCGCCTCCGTACCGACCTTGCCGTAGCCAATGAGCGATGTGAGATGCTGACAAAGGAAGTCGTAGAGTGGCGTAGTCGCCCCGATGCTTTGCGGGCTGACAAAGCCGAAGCCGACCTCGATGCCGCCATTTCAGAGCGTAATGGCCATTACGCTACATTGAAGCATGTGGCTAAAGAGCGTGACGAAGCCTTGCGTAATCAAGCAGAAACTCAATCTAAACTAGATGCTCTTGAAAAACTGTTTCAGATGACCTGTCAACAGTTTGAAGAAAAGCGCCAGCGTATTCTAGAGGTTCTTGACTAATGACGAAGCATTGTGTATATTTTTAGTGGAAAGGAGCCTACACATGACCAAGAATAAAGCAGAATCGGAGTATGTTATGATAAGGCGAAAGTGTGAAGATTCGGATATGGCAGAGTTAACATTCGCTAAGAATAACGAAAAACTTGACCTGACAGATTATAGGTGTATCCGAATGTTTTCAGAGACCACAGAGGAATGGGTTCATAAAGATGAATACGAGCATTTCTATGAAGAGTATCGCAAATTCAATGGTCTGATGATGAGGCATGGTGCGATACTATCATATATAAGTGAACCGTGTGAAGAAAAGGCTGTCACCACTTTCTTGAGGATGAAGGCGAAAGACTGATGACCTATACGTGGAGTAAGTATCCTGATGCCAAACCTAACCGATCTGGATACTATTACACATACTATTTCAATAACGAAATGAATGATTGTTTTTACAAAGCGATATACTATAATACTTCCGCAGACGAGTGGATCGGGTGGAGAAGAGGTATAGAACCTAAAGTTATAGGATATGTAGATAAGACGTATGCGAAGTTCTATGTTCCTTGTTTAGATTTGGTAACGCCAGACATAGGGAGTTTCTTGGAATGAGTGAAGATATTGTGAAGCGACTGCGTGAACCATGCTTTTTCAATGGATACGATCAGCAAACTTCTGAAGAAGCCGCTGATGAAATCGAGCGTCTTCGTAAGTATGAACAACTAGTCAATTTCATTGCTACGGACTATGTTGAACTCTCGCATGATAAGGTTCAAAATGAATATCTTCTTATCATAAAGAAGTGCCGAGAGTTGGTTAAGGA